GTTATAAATTAATATTCTATCGCAAATACCAGTTGTGTTAGTTGCATTATTAGAACTTGGATATAACCATAATGCTAACTGGTTAAATGGATCTACAGCAGCACAAACTCTGTCTGCAAATGCTTTGTTTAAATCTGTATCAAAAAATCTGTTTACTTTTTCTGCACCAATAGAAATAACTTGATCTCCATTAATTTCAAAAAAACCATCATCAGCATAAAAGAATACACGTCTGTTATCCTGACATACTGTTCTACCATATACAGCTCCTCTATTAGGAGATATAACTGATAGTCTAAATACTGTTGCACCACCAACATAGTCCATTCGGATTATTTGGTTTTGTCTAAATACGTATCCAATTTCCCCTGAAGTTATATGTACTATCTGTCCACCAGAACCTGGAAGGTCTTGTGAATCTGATTGTTTAGTACCAGGAGTCCATTCTGAAATATCGTTAATTCCTGACCATTGTATTGTGTTAGAGCCTGTTGTCAAGTTACCAGTAACTAAAAAATCCCTAACTACACCTGAAACTCTAAAATTAGGAACACCTGATCCTAATGAAGATAAATCAGCAAAATTAGTAGATGTACCCATTAAATAATATTGAGGTAAATCTACACCATTTGAAGCTATTACATAATTACCAAATTGAGTAAATGTCCAAAAGTCATCATTAGCTCCAGTTAAAGATCCTTTTCTAGAAGTAAATACACCACCATCTAATTGATAAATGTCTGTATTAGTTGCTACAAAGTTATAAACATTGTTAGCATTATCTCTAAAAGATCCAGCTCCTCTTGAATCTGTACTTATATCATTTGTAGAATAGTTTACTAATGAAGGAAATCTTTTATAAGAATTAAGAGCATAATAAACATTGGTAGCAACATTAGCTCCAGGATTCATATGTTCTGGTTGATCAGGTAACCATTCTCCAAAAGGTATTTGCATAATTATTTTCTTCTATAAAATGATAAATCAGTTCCTATATCTGTTCTTTGTACTACTGGTGCACCACCATAAGAATCTTGTTGATCATTATTTTCAGCTCTTTCCATAGCAGCTGAATACATACCTAACCATTGTTGAGCTTGATTAGGCTCTATGCCACCTAAGAAATTAGCAGCATGATATAATGCTCCATATAAATAAATAGCAGGATGATTTAATAAAATATAATTAGTTGTGTTGCTATCAGATAAAGCATTAAAAGCTTTGTAGTATTGTAGATAACCTGTGTATGAAGTATCAGGTTGTGGTGCAAATCTAAAACTTTCTGTACCATTATCTGATTCAATAGTATAAGTTCTTGGCATACCTGCTGTTGAACCACCTTTAATAGATATTAAGTTAGAAGGTGTAATATAATTTAAATGATATTTAGTTCCACCAGATAAAATATAAAAAGATCTAACACCAATAAATCCTGTAGGTACTGTTACTGTTTCTGCATTAATAGTAATAGAATCATTCTGTTCCATTTGTCTTATTCTTAACTTAGCATTAAAGTCAGCTTCAGTTAATTTAATAAAGTCATTAGCTATTTCAGAAGTTAAATCACTTCTATTAAGCCAATTAGCTATAGATGTTTTAAGTGCAGAATAACTATTTAGTGCCATTACATTCTTCCTGGTGCAGTTCTAAAATATCTAAAATCAGAACTATTTAATTTTTCTCTTAATATTTTACTTCTAACTTCTTGAGGTAAAGCAAACCAATTATTAGTACCATTGTATTCTTTAGTCCAAATTTCTAACATTAGTCTTGGAATACTAGCTATACGTTTCATGTCTTTAGATGGAGTATATCCATCATTTTGATTGTATAGCTCTTTATTTCTTTTTAGTAGATTGGAAACATTCTCAGTTTTTTTAACTGTTAGTTTACCATCTGTTTCTAAATAATAAGAAGTACCATCTTTTTCTTTATCTCGTAGTATACTCATTACTCAGTTAGTTCAGTAACATATGCATTTACAGTTCCAATAACAGCTACTTTTTCGCCTGGAGAGATTTTGAAATATTCATAATCATCAGCAGGTAAATATATTGATGAAGTAGTTGCTGTTGGGTTTACACCGATTTCTATATGACAAGCAGCATCAGCTGCAACTCTAACGTAAAAGATATTATCAGATATTGCTGAAGATTGTGCTGAAGTACCAGATGATGTAACTTTTTCTGTTGATTTTGGTTTCATTGCTAAGTGCATTATTTTTCTCCTATTAAATAAGTAATAGGGGAGTTTCCTCCCCTATCACAATAATTATTAATTACGCAGATGTTGTAAGGTCGAATACTCCACCTGAAGCACCTTCGTTTCTAGAGATCAAAGTAAGCTCAGCTAAGATCTGTCTTTTCTCAGCATCTCCAGTTTTTGAAAGTTCATGCATAGTGAAGTCTCTTAAGAACCCAACTGACCAGTAGTCCATATCAAGAACTAATGCATCTCTATCTCTAGAGAATCTGTTAGGTACAACTTCTAAATCTCCGAAATCAGAAGAATATACATCAATAGATGTGTATAAAGTTTTATCTTCAGACGCATCAAATCTAGTATTTCCACCTGTGAAACCAGAAATTTTTTGTTTGTTGAAAGGGCCAACCATGATTACTGATGGGTTACCACCTGCATTCCAAGTTCCCTTGATTACATCTTTAAGCATGTCCTCAGTTAAAGCTCTTTGAGTACCATCATTTCTAGCATCTGAACCATCAGAAGCAGTTGGATCAGTACCATCAGAAGCTTTGTTTGAGTTAGTTGCAATCCATGCACCCATAGATGCAAATGTTCTTGCAGCTGAAGATGAACCAGCAGCTCTAGCTTGGTTAGTCAAAAGAGTAGACTCAATGTCTCTTTTTAATTCTTTAGACTTTTTAGCTATTTGGTATGCTAATTCAGAAGCTCTACCAGCTTTATCAACAGCTTCTTGTGTACCAGTAATTACAACAGTTTTATCCATAATCTGTGTGTAGTTACCAATTCTAGAAGTTGCAGTTGATGCATCTAATGTAGCTTCATCACCTTCGATTACAGCATTATCTGTTGCTGCTGCAGCCAAAGAATCAGTTTGCCATTCATGGAAAGTGTTTTTTACTTGCTCTCTAGCAGCTGCACTCATAAAAGGAGTTTCAGTTGGAGAGATAGAGTAAATAACATCTTGTAGATCTTCTCTAATACCTACTGCATCATAGGTATCAAATGTATTTGTTGCTTGTGTCATGTTATTTTATCCTTATTTGTTTGAGATTATTTCAAGTATGGCAGATTGAGCATCCTGGATTTTACCAGACTTTTTCACTCTACCAAGTTTAGATTGTATGACACTTCTTTTAGAACTTTCAGTTTTTGCTGTTCCAGACTTAACAACTTTAGGTGCATTAACTACTTTCTTTTGAACAATAGGTTTTGCAGCTTTTAAGTTTCTGTAATCCATAGCATCCTTTAAAACTTTAAGAAATCTATGATCAGCTAAACTACCAATCTCTTGATCATTAAATCCATAGTCAGATAATGTATTTCTCATTTTGACTTTTAGATCTGATGCTTTCTGAGGATTAGATAGCTCAGGTATTGCCTGTTCAGCTAGTTGTTTTTGTTCATTAAGAAATTGATTGTATTGCTGTTGTTTAACAGCTTCTGATTTCTGTCTAAGATTAGCAAGATTTTCTCTTTGCTGTCTCATTTGGAAATCTAATTTAGCAGCTGCTTGAGGATCTTCCTCATACATAGCTTTTAAATCAACTTCAGAACCTTGACTGATAAAACTATTTGCTGATTGCATTAACTCATCAAGTTCTTTTAACTTAGTATCATACGTTTGACGCAAAACACCTTTTTCTTCTTCAAGATTTTTTCTTTCCAAAGATAAAGAATGTGTCTTTTGTCTGTAATCCGAATCTCTAGAATAACCTGACTTAAGTTCATCAAGGCTAACCTCTAACTCTTGACCATTTACTTTTACTCGGTGGAGTGAAGGTTCCTCAACTTGTTCTTGTAATTCAGTTTCATTCTCATTCGTTTCTTGATTCTCAGTACTTGTAGCTTCTGTAGCAACTTCCTCAGTCTCGGTTTGGTTGCTTTCTTGAGCAGCTTCAACTGGAGCTTCTTGTTGAGTTTCAACAGCTTCAGGTTGAGCTTGTTCTGATGGCTCTACTTTAGTTGTAGGTTCTGATTGTCCTTCTTCAGGGTTCAGTATTCCTGCAATTTTATCAGCAGCACCTTGTACAGATTTATCTG